AAGAAGCAAATAGAAATGGAGAAAATTGCTGTAGCTAGAGAGAATATGGCAAACGATCTTGCTGTTGCTAAAGAGAACGCAAAGGGTAGAAATAACAAAAAAGGTTAAAAAAGTTGCCCCTCTTCGGAGGGGTAAATAATATTAATGCTATATTATCTGGAAAATTGGATCACATTGATGTATATTCCTTTGATATTAAAAACTCTTATTATACTTTTACATAATAAACCAAACATAAATACAACTACATATGGCTGATAATTTAGAAACTATGGGTAACTTTAGTATTCAAGATACTATGGAAATGGGTATGGGTAACCAAGAATTGCTTCAAGGATTATTCGAACCTGAGACAGCATCTTCTAATCCAGATGATGTTCAACCTATTATTAAAAACGCAGATGCTCCTGCTGCACCAGATGCACCAACAGTACCAAAAGGTAAGGACATTGTTCCTCCTAAAAGCGTTGATGGTAAAACAGATGAAGAAAAACAAGAAGGACAATCAATGATTTCTGATTTCTTGAGTGATTCTGAAGATGATGATGAAGATGATACACCTGCTCCAGCAAAACCTGCAAAAGCTACAGAAGCTGCTGCTGATGGAGATGAGGATGAACCACAAGGTACACAGTTCACTGCTCTTGCAAACGATCTTTATAAATTAGGAGTGTTCACTTCTGATGAAGATGAAGATCAAGAACCAATCTCCACTGCAGAAGAGTTCTTAGAACGATTCAATGAAGAAAAGAAGAAAGGTGCAATTGAAACAGTTAATAATTTCATAGGACAATTTGGAGAAGATTATCAACAAGCATTTGAAGCCATATTTGTAAAAGGAGTTAATCCTAAAGAGTATTTTGGAACTTACAATCAAGTAGTTAGTTTTGCTGAAATGGATCTTAGTGATGAAGATAATCAAGCAAGAGTAGTGAGACAAGCATTATTAGATCAAGGATTTGATAATGAAGATATTGATACAGAGATTGAAAGATTTAAAAATTATGGTGATCTTGAAAGCGTAGCTACTAAACATCACAAGGTGTTAGTTAAAAAAGAAGCAGTTAAGTTGCAACAAATGGAAGTTAAGGCTGAACAAGAATTACAACAAAAAGCACAAATTAGAAATCAATATATTAAGAACGTTCAGGACATTCTTAATGATAAAATAAAATCAAAAGAGTTTGATGGTATTCCTATCAATCCAAAATTAGCAGGCGAACTACAAGACTTCTTATTAGTTGATAAGTGGAAAACTCCTTCAGGAGAAACTCTTACAGACTTTGATCGTGCTATTCTGGATATGAAAAGACCAGAGAATCATGCAATGAAAGTTAAGTTAGGACTCATCATGAAGATGTTAGAAAAAGATCCTACATTATCAACTATACAAAAAACAGGTGTGACTAAAAAGTCTAACGAGTTATTTGGAGAAGTTGCAAGACAAGTAACTAAAGTTAAATCAACTGGAGCTACTGGTTCAAAATCTAATCCTAATTCATGGTTCTTATAACAAAACAAATTAATAATTAACAAAAAAACGAATAAACAATGGCAATTCAAACTATCCCTGGGTTAACAGGTTTTACTTATGCTCGTGTTGCGTCTATGGACAAACGTGCAGTAGGGAAACTTACAGACTCAAATCACTTAGAGAGTTTTCACTCGACTGAGCCTGCAGATTATGATAAAAAGATTATCTCTTTATATACTCAGAGCTCGTTGTACAGTAATGACTTCTTAGACATGATCAACAAAAGCACACCTTATTACATTGATAATAATAGTGATGCTTGGAAATGGCAAGTAGCTGTTCCTTACAAGTTCCCAAAAATTATTGACATTCCTTCTACCACACAAGATTTAATTACGTCTGGTAAAACAGGTATCGATGGTCAAGAATTCACTTTAGTATTAGATACTAATGAATTCTCTAAAAATGCTATCGTTTCTGTAGGTACACGTCAATATGGTCCTAGATTCTACGTAATCAAAGATCCTGTGCCTTGGAACATGGGTTACTTATACACATTCACATTAGTAACTGACAACCCAGTTGTTGATTATGTAAATCCTATCTTTTTACAATATGGTGTTGAGCTAGAATTAGTTGACGCTGCTATTGGTGAGTTTGATCAAGACTTATTAGGATTACCAAGATTAGGTGAGCAAATCACTATGTTCGAATCTTTAGGTTCTGCATATGGATATGAGCACAAAATCACTGAGTGGGCTGATGACAAAATGATGAGAGATGCTTCTGGTAAACCATTAGACATTTTAGTATATGCTCCACAAAGACGTAACCAATTACCTTTAACTCGTAATGATGTTAAATGGGAACCGTTCATCGAATTCTGGATGCGTAAATCAATGTTAGAATTGAAAGTTAAACGTATGATTTGGGCTAAGCCTGGTACAGTTAAAACTAACGGTTCTAAACAAGAATTAAAACGTACATCTGCTGGTGTTTACCACAGAATGAGAAACAATGGTAACTTAGTACAATACAACAGAGGTGAGTTCTCTGCTAACTTAATCCGTTCAGTATTTGGAGATTTATTCTACAGACGTGTGGATGTAAAAGATAGAAGTGTTAAAATGTACACTAACGAGGCTGGTTTTGACGTGTTCCAACAAGCTTTGAAAAATGATGCATTAAACTCTGGATTAACTTTCATGGCAGATTCTGGAAACAGATATATGCAAGGTGAAGGACAACATATCACTTACAACTTTGCATTTGATGCAATGGTAACTCGTGAGACTGGTAGAGTTGAATTGATCCACTTAAAAGAATTAGATTTACCTCAAACTAACTTAGAGTTTGGACAAAACAAAAAATCTACTCCAGTATTTATGGTGTTTGATGTTTCTCCAATGTCTGATGGTTCAATGGTAAACAACATCCGTGAGGTACGTATGAAGGGTGCACCTTCTATGACTTGGGGTTATATTGATGGTACTCGTCACCACTTAGGTTTTGCTAAATCTCAAGGTATGAGTTCTGCTAATAAATTCCCAGGATACGAAATCTGGATGAAAGACAGATGTGATGTATTTATTGAAGACTTATCTAGAACTGTGTTGATTGAGGAAATGCCACAATTCTAATAACAATAATGGTAGTTACTACGCCAAGAAGAATAATCACTTACGAGTTGTAGGCGTACCAGAGTAACTCTTTTATTCGAGATGAATCCCCTCAACTCCTCTCCCTCCTACGAGGGGATGATTCTCAAACCTAAAGCAGAAAGAAATCTAGACAGTCTATGACAGGATTTAATTTGGACAGCTTTAGTTACAGTGTCTGACTAAGCATTTGCCTTAGTTGTGCACTTTAAAAAAATAAACAAGAGTGATGGATTGGGGTGTCCCTGGTTGCATTTCCATTCAATTGGAACACTCTACAAATTAAACCAAATATTATTAAATAACTACATTATGGGTAAAACAGGCAAAATTTCTACTATTAAGAGAGAATATAATAGTTCTCAGTTACAAACAATGGATAGTGGGTTAGCACAAAAAGGAATGACAAGAATCCCTGGTACAGGTGTATTCAAATATCCTTATAAGGAATTAGATGGTAAGTATAGAACAGGACTTGATCCAGATGCTGCTTACATTAGACGTATCAAAGATGATACTGAAAGAGAACTTGAAGTTGAAAGAGTAACTGCTCTTAGAAAAAAACTTGAGAGTGAAATAGGTGATATTGACTTAGGGCCACGTTCTAAATTTTGGAACTATGGATTGTCATTATCTCCAGATGATCAAACTCACGTACAAGCAGTTAAATTAATGGATGGTGATAACTATTTTGATTTATCAAATGCTTTCCAAGAAATAGCCTTTTCATGGTTGAGAGTACATCCAACTATTGCATCTTCTCACCAAGCATGGGAAAGAGGAGAATATCCAGCAGAAACACAGTTTTATGTTGTTGATGATGAGATTGAGAATGCAGTGATCTTCAAGAAAAAACAATTGATCAACAAAGCAATTGTTAAGTTTGATTCTATGACTCCTGAGAAGAAACGTAAAGTTGCAAGACTATTAGGTCTTCCAGTATCAGAAGATTCAAAAGAAGAAGTGGTGTATAACTTAGTAGATAATGTATTGAAACAAACTGAATTCAAGAATGGTAAATATTCAGGATTAAATCCAGTTGAAGTGTTCAATAGATTTGCTGACATGAAAGAGAGTTTACTCCATATTAAAGATTTAGTAAAACAAGCTGTTGCACATTCTATCTACAGAATCAAACCTAACGGTAAGGTTTATGAAGGAGAGTTTGAAATAGCTAAAGATGAAGAAGATTTAATTAAATTCCTTGCTGATGATGATAACCAAGATGAGTTATTAGTATTAGAAGGCAAATTAAAAACTAAAAAACTAGCTTCTATTTAAGAGGCTAGTTTTATAAATATAAAAGAATATGATACCAGTAGATAGTTTATTATATAAGATCGATCAGAAACTAAATAAGCTATCAACTAATGAGCACCAACAGATTCAATTAGAAGACAAAATCTTAGCTTTGAATGAGGCTCAGATCAAGTTGATAAAACAAAAGGTAGATGGTCTTAGTGTTACTAGTGGATTAGGGATGGATTCGTTTAAGAAACGTTATGAAGACTTACAAAGTCTTATAATGAATTATAATCACCAACCTCTAGATCTTGTATTAAAGAATCCTGAAATAAATCAATGGTGTACGTATGTACACAATCTTGAGCCACAATATATGTTCTATATAGATTCATATGTTTTAGCAGACAAAGGAAGATGTAAGAATAGAAAGATTTGGATTAATCGAGATCTTGCAAAACATGGTGATCTTCAGTTCATTATGAATAACGATCATTACAAACCAAGTTTTGAATACCAAGAAACATTCAACTCTTTATCATCAGATGAGATAAGTTATTTTACAGATGGTACATTCACACCAACAAAAGTTTACATAATGTACATGAGATATCCTCAATATATAAATAAGACAGGATATATAATGTTAGATGGTAGTCCATCATTTGATCAAGATTGTGAACTTGAATTATATTTAGAAGATGAATTGTTAGATCTTACAGTACAAAATCTAGCAATGTATACTGAAAATGCTTCTGCAGCTCAGAGTGCTCAATTCAGAATACAAACAAACGAATAAACTTTATTAACATTTAAAATAAATAAAAATGGCTGATTTTTCATTAACCACGTTATTCGTGGTTCCAGTAGGGCAAACTGCTGTCCCTAGCTCTGGCTCAACACAAGACCTAGATGAAGGTATTGTGGGTATCTTTGGTAGTAACTATGCATATGTTACTGCTGCTGGTACAAATCCAATTGCTTCTGCTCCTTACTTTTACGTAGCTCAAGGTAGAACAAACACTTATTTACAAGGATCAAAAAGATCTGACAAGATTTCAGGTAAAAACAATGCTGGTACAGGTCAAAATGTAACAGAATGGTACAAAGTATCAGGATGTCCAACTGCGGCAAACCAAATTACTGATGTAACTAATTTCACTGTACAATGTGGAGAAGTTATCACGTTAACTTTACGTGCTCACTCTTCTTATATTGATACATTGTATTTCAATGGTTTCACTCGTTCAGTAACTATCCAAGCTCCATGTTGTAATTGTGATGACAATCCATGTGATGATGTAAGTGCTAACACTATCATCAATGACTTGATCTATCAATTAAACTTGAAAGCTCCAGGAAACAACCCTGACAACATTTCTTTCTCTACATTCTATACATTTGAAAATATAGGTGGAACTACATTACGTATTACAGGAAAACCATTAACTAAATATGGTCAACCTTGTGATATCGCAGCGTTCCCTTTTGAATATGATAGAATGTCTTTTAGAACTTTTGTTTATTCTGGTCCAGCTACAACTGCTGACTTTATTGTAGCAGATGCTTGTAATTTAGTTGCTGATCCTATTATTAGACAACGTGCTTCTTATGCTACTGGTACATCTGCAGAAATTGCTCAATTAGAGAAAAACTTCTACAGTTACCAAGCTGGTTACTTGAAACATTTATATAGAATGAATGGTTACAACGAGAACTTTGAGTCTTGGGTATCTGATGGTGCTACTTATAACACTTTCTATATTAAATTCAACGAGTATAACAAATCTGAGTACCAATGGGGTGATTATATCATGGAAGATTCTACAGTGATTCTTGCTGTACCTCAAGGTGGTAGTAACTTAACTTCTACTTTTGAAACAATTTTAGAAGCTGCTTTAGGAACTGTAGTTGATAACAATGCTTGTATTACTACAACCACTACAACTTCTAGTGCTCCTGTATCTACAACAACTACTACTTCTACTCTTATTCCTTAAGAATAAAAGAAGAGAGTAAATTAATAATAACCTATGCCAGGGGATAGAGGATAACTCACATCCTCTGGCATATTTATTTAAAAACAACATGGCAAACTTACAATTAGATATATTAGTAGTTCCTACTTATAGTGTACTTACACTTGGTGTTGCAGATGCTTCTGTATATCCTACCAATCCTCCAGTGGTTTCTGCACCATCTATTGAGATTGACATTCCTGGATTTGGAACCAAAATATTACCTTTTGTTCCTAATGAAATCAATGTATTTACATCATCTAATTTAGGAATAACAGATCCTGGTTGCAATCAAGCTCTTCCTGATGGAATATATAGAATTAAATATTCTGTTGCTCCTGCATATGCAAACTATGTAGAGAAGACAATATTACGTGTTGATAAACTTCAAGAAAAGTTTGATAATGCATTTCTTCAATTAAATATGATGGAATGTGATAGAGCACTTAAAACACAATCTAGTGTACAATTAAATACAATCAACTTCTTTATTCAAGGAGCTATTTCAGCAGCTAATAACTGTGCAGAATATGAATCAAACACATTATATGCTCAAGCAGATAATATGTTAAACAACTTTTTAAAATCCAACTGTGGTTGTTCTGGTAACAACTACCTAATAAACTTTTATTAATTATGGCACAATGTACTTCATGCGGAGCTAGAGTGGGATGTGGATGTCAATTAACCAATGGGTTATGTGGACACTGTGCATCTAAAGTTGAAAAATAAAAAACCTGATTATGTTATCACCAAGACTAACTAATTGTCCAGAATGTGCAAACATTCCTTCTTTAATTAAGAAAATAGATTGCAAGTTGGCAGAACTTGGCAACAACTTATACAACAATATTTCATATATGTTGAATAAATCTGTGCCTTCTAATGACATACTTCAATTAATTGGATATAGAAGAATTCTTATGTACAAATATTACAATCCTAATTATGTGCATACCTACTCTGTACAAATGATTGCTAGTAGAGTGATTCGTCTTACATCAGGATGTGTTAGTAAATGTAATGAACCAGAACGTTGTTTAGAAGAACCTTGTGACATTACAATTGTACCAAATCCTACAACAACTACTAGTACTACTATTCAACCTACTACAACCACTACTAGTTCTAGTAGCACCTCAACTAGCACCAGTACAACCACTTCAACTAGTTCAACCACTACGACAACTACCACTACTATAGCTTCTATGTGTTTCTACATGGGAGGAGAAACTCCAGGTGATCTATATTCTTGTACTGTTGAACCTGAAGTAGGATTAATAAATGGAAAACCATATTATAAACTTCTTCTGCCAGATTGTACAACTCAATGGGTAGGTTTTGATGAACCTGTTTATATATGGTTCTCTACATCAGGGGATTATGTAAATCAATGGGTTGTCTCTGAATTATATAATGCAACAATTGGTAATGTATTTTCATATATTTCTTCAGGAGGAAGTGGTAGTTACCCTATTGGTACTTGGGAAGTTTTAGCAGACCAGATTTTTGTAGTTGATTCTTCAATAGGACCTTGTCCTACAACAACTACCACTAGTTCTAGCAGTACGTCAACTAGTAGCACTTCAACAACTAGTACAAGTTCAACAAGTACAACGTCTACTAGTAGCACTTCATCTACAACCACTACTAGTACCACATTACTTTTTCCAAGTGCATCACCTTGTGTATGGTCTAGAGATATAGATGTAGTTGGTTCAATAGATGTATACGATATTGATTCAAACACAACTGTTACTATATCTGTACCAAATGATTTTGCTACACCTACAGAAATTACAATGCAGGCTTCTACAAATAATAAATTGTGGATTGGTGATGGAGCAAATACAATTAAAGAGTGGGACATAATGCAAGAAACATTAAGTCTTTCTTTTGTTAGAGATATTAATGTTATTAGTTTTGGTTCTAGTCAAAATCAACCAAATACAATTGCTGCAATAAATGACACTACTATATTATTAGGAAATACTACAACTAGTGGTGGTTTAGCTAATATTGGATATTGGGACATAACTAGTCCTTCTGTTACAATTTCACTTGGTAATTCAGTAGCTTCTCGTAGTGTAGGTGTCACTAATACTTTTGGTGTAAATGAAGAAATTACTGGCATTGTTTATACAAATTCAGGAAATGTCATAATTAGCACTAGAAATAATTTTGTATCTTCTACTAATAATGTTGGTAACTTTATTAAACAATATGCAGGATTACCTAATCCTAGTTTTTCAATTCCATGGTTACCAAGTATAGGTGCAATTCGTGTACAAGATACAGTTGATTTTACCATTGGTTACACTGGAAGAAAAGCTTTTGATTTATTTGCTTGGAACGGAATAGTTTATTTAGTTAATCCAGAAACTTCTGATTTATATGAAGTAGAACAAAACTCAAACTATGGTCTTACTTTATTAGAAAGTAATTTAGGATATTCTGACACACAAACTTTTTGGGCATCAACAGGTTGTTCAAATGTAAACTTTGAAGTATATGCTCCTGATTGTACACCTACATCATTACCAGGTTTAAGATCTAGTGCAAGTGGTCCATATATTGGTCCAGTTAACTTTACTTATTTAGGAATGACTGTTCAAGCTAGTAGTGTTATTTATCAAGGTACTAGACCTGCAGCATATGCTAATGATATTTTTTCGTGTAGCGGACTTTCTGTTGGTAATACTCCTACTGTATTTACTATTGGAAATACAGGAAGTTGTTCATTAGATACTCCAGCATTTGATTATACATTGACATTTCCTTCTCCAGTTAATAATATACCATTTAGACTTGCAGTAGTAGATGGAAATGATGATTTTAGATTTACAACAAATGGAGGTACACCTACTATTACAGCAAATGTAAGTTGTTATATAGATATTGTTGGAAATGAATTATATGGAGTTGATGGAACATTTTTTGGTGGTGGTGGTGGAGAATTTGTTATAACTGCTCCATCTGATTATACTCAAGTAACAATATCAGGTACGAATTGTGGAAATGGTGGACCAATATGGTTAGGTTGTACAGATGATCCTGTAGTAACTACATCAACCACTACACTTTTTCCTCCTACAACAACAACAACTACAACAATAGCAGGTGTGAATACAGTGTTTACATATTTTGAAGGAGTAACTCCATAATAAAAAACAATATGCAATTAACAAATGAAATATTAAATAAGATAGATGAGTTAAGGAATTTACATCCTGATGCTATATCTATTGGTTATGGTCCTAAGATTTCAAATGGGGAAGCTACAGGAGATTCAGCTATAATTTATCAATTAAAAGAAAAAAAGAATATTGCTGATTTATCTCCAGAAGAAATAATTCCTTCTGAAATTCAAATAGGTGAAGATATAATTAAAACTGATATTGTTCAAATACATGCAGTTAGTTCACTTGTTTGTAACGTTGGATGTGGTGAAGATAATGGTGCAAGCTCTATTGATAATAGAACTTATACAAGACCTATTAAAGGGGCATTATCTATAACAACATCTAATCTATATCCATCAAGAGGAACAATAGGTAGTTTAGTTAAACACACTCAAAGTGGAGCTGTTGTAGGTCTTACAAATAATCACGTAACAATACAAGATGCATTTTACACATCACAGAGAAATCAAAGTGGTTTATTAAAGAATGAATACACTCCTGTTAATGTTATTTATCAAAATACTGAACCAAACGTACCTGACTCAGTTGATGTAATTGGACAAAGTTTAAGATATGTACCGATTGTACAATTTGGTACAGGAGTAAATCAAGTGGATGCTGCAATATTTTCATTAAGTGAAGACGTAGTTGATGTAGATTCATCTTGGGATCAAGTTGGTTTATCGTTAACACAAAATCCTCCTTTTGCTACAACATTAGAAATTAATAATTTGTATTCTACAAATCCACAATTATACAGTTCAGGAAGAACAACAGGTCCTAAGGGTGGGTCTTTGTGTCCATTAACTATTTATCAAGTTGGTGCAAATACATTAGTTAATTTTAAATTACAAGGTGTTGATACATTATGTACATTTACTAATTGTATTGTGTTTGTTAAACCTGATCCAGCTACACCAACTGCTCAAGTTCCTCAATGTTTTAGTCCAGTTAGACCTGGAGATTCAGGATCTTTATTATTAGCAGATATAGGTGGAACTATAAAAGTAATAGGATTAAATTTTGCTGGTGGTGAAGATGCAAATGGAAATACAATATATGGATATGCATGTAGAATAGATCAAGTTGCAGCTCAATTAGGAATTGAATGGTGGGATAATACAGAACCATTAACTGTTGTAGATCTTACATCTATTGAATATAAAACAACAGTTGGAGGAAACTCAAATAAAACATTAACTTGTTTAACAAAAGAATATTGGCAAGTAGGATTAACTGGATCATTAGATAACCCTTGTTAAAATAATAAATCAAATCTTTAAAATAAAATAATATGTCCAATTGCTCAAATTGTTATAACGGATGTACAGAGATTGTCTCTGACAGATGTGTTAGATATACAGGAATTGATGTTCCTGTCTTAGGAATTCAAACTGGTGATTCTCTATCTTTTGTAGAACAAGCACTAATTACGTTTCTTACATCTACATTAGATGGTACAGGAGTGAAAATTGATCTTGGTACCACAGTGATATGTAATCTTGTACAACAATATCTTCCTACTTGTGGAGATCTTTCTATTGTAGATATATCAAAAGCTCTTATAGAAGCTGCTTGTGATCTTCAAGAACAAGTAGATGCTATTGTAGCAGAACTTACTATATTAAATGCTAATTACACTTTACCAGCAAATTGTTTAACAGGAGTTACAAGTTCTTCAGATACACATGCTATTGTACAAGCTGTAATTAATACATTATGTACATTAAAAACAGATTTTGATCTTCTTGTTAATAATCTTCCTAATACATATGTTAGTATTGATGACATTGATACTTATATACAAGCTTATATAGATGGTACTTCTAGTGGATCATTATATAGTTCAAGAATGGTTCCATATGGTGTTGTAGCTTATTATGGTCCTTTAACAAACTTTAATTCTACAGGAGCAGGTACTGGAGATTGGAATAGAATTTATTTATGTAATGGAAACAATGGAACTCCTGACTTAAGAGGAAGAACTATTGTTGGTGCTATTAATGGTGTTCCTGGACCAACTATGAATCCTGCTGTAGATCCAGCAGTTTCTGGAAATCCTAATTATTCACTAGGTGGTGTAGCAGGAACAAATCAAGTTACTCTTGGTCTTCAAGAAATGCCTGATCACAACCATAATTTAGTAACTGTTGTTTCAACAGATGTTACAGATCCTGGACATTCACACACCTTTCAAGGAGTAACTAATTCTTCTGGAGATGGTAATGGTGGTAGACAGTCTGTACCAACAACTAGAACTACAGATCCTGCTTTAACAGGAATTACAATTGATGTAAATGTTGATGTAACTTGTCAAAATAATGGAGGTGGACTTCCTCACACAAATATACAACCAGTGAATGCTGCTTATTACATTATTTACTTACCTTAATAACTTATCAAAATGGCATATCCTTTTTTACCAGTTAATCCTTGCTGTACAGACGTAGTTATAAATGATCCTTGTGGGTGTAGTTCTACAATTACCAATAGTAGTTGTAACAACAACAATCCATGTAGCACTCATTTAACTATATCTAGTACTATTGTCTATGATGGTCCTGAATTACCATGTATAGTGGCTGAACCATGTGACACACTTAATGTAGTGTTACAAAAGATAGATGAGATTATTTGCACTTTGATAACACAGATAAATTATCTAACTAACCAAGTTACTAACATCACTAATCAAGTGATAGACATTAATGGTGATATAATTAATATATACAATACATTAGGTGAATGTTGTTCTGCAACTACTACTAGTACATCCACTACAGTACGTCCTTGTGAAAACTTCTCATTAAGTAACACAGGAGATGATCCTGTAGCTATAATTGTTACTGATTGTACTACACAAGAACAAGAAGCTATAGTATTGATGCCAGGAGATACAAATATTTGCGTTATAACAGATAGTCCTCTAACTGTTCCAGGTACAGTGATTGTTACACCAAACGGTCCTTGTGCTCCTTTAACAACTACCACTACATCATCTTCTACCACTAGTTCAACTAGTTCTACAACCACCACTACAACTACAGCAATTCCTTGTGAATGTCTTACATTCTCTAACAGTGATTCTGTTTCACATTCTATAAGTTATGAAGATTGCACTGGTACATTAATTAGTGGACTTCTTATAGATGCTTACGAAACTATAAAAGTTTGTGGATGTTGTGGACTTGCTGATAGTGAGTTTGTAACTATTACAGTTGGTGCAAATTGTATTGATGAAGAATGTCCAGTTCCTATAACTACTACCACTACAACAATTTCTCCTTTATGTAATTGTTTTAATACAGTGATCACTGTATTATCAGAAACATTAGCTTCTACAGATAATAATCAAGTTACAGTGTTATATAATGATTGTTTTGGTAATCCATACATTAATACATATGATTCACCAAATATTTACTCATTAGGTTGTGTAGATTATTCTGTAGGAATAACTGTAATAGGATTAATTGAGGACGTAGAACAAATTTTATATTTACCACTTGGAACAGGTAGTCCATGTTGTGATGTAGTACCAACAACCACTACAACCACTACAATACCTTGTACGTGTATAAACATAATTATTAGTCAAGCTGATATTGATGATGCTACAGGAAATACTACGTTGAATGGAAAGGTTAATGTAGAAGGGACAAATGGAAAACAAATAACTTGTGAGAATGAAGATATTGTTATGCATTACGACACTGCAGGAACATATCCATATTGTTTAAAAACAGGAGTCATACCTGATCTTTCTTTAGTTTATTTAAAAGATAATCAACAAGTAACTGATATACAGAGTGAGATTGTTAATTTACAAAGTGCTTGTACAGTTGATGGTGAATGTGGTCCAACCACTACCACTACAACTACTACTGAAACTCCTTCATGTATTGAAATTGAACTTAATGTTGGAACAAATTGTCCAGATGAAATATTTGCATTATTTGCATATATTGATTGCAATGGAGTTAATCATATAGTAGAAGTTGGTACAGGTGATCTTCCTAGATTTTGTGTATTAGATAATCCTTATCCATCTTTTATATGTGGAGATGGTACAATTGAGTTAATAGGAAATTGTAATACAACAACTACGACAACTACAATACCACCTACCACTACAACAACTAGTTCTTCTAGTTCTACTAGCACAACTACTAGTACAACAACATTAGAGCCAACAACAACAACTACTACTACAATAACACCTACTACAACAACAACAACAACTAGTGGTCTAATTTTGTATGAAGGAAGAATATCTTCACTTTCTGATCCTATTAATGCTTGTCCTCTTAGTTTAGTTAATACAGTTTGGATAGAAGGAGCTTCTTTAGCATCTTATTTAACAGTGTACACGGATTCAGGTGGAACTATTCCATTTAATGGTGTAGATCAATACTGGCATCTACAAAAACTTTCAGATCCTAATTCAGGAAGTTTCCAAATAGAGATTGATGGAAATATTACAGGTCCAGGAGCTCTTTGTTCTTAATTTTAAAAAAATCAATATAAATGTCAAATTGTCCTCAAATAAATAACACAACAATAATAGGAACGAGTGCTGTTACATATGACAGCACTCCACTTCCTTGTACAAATGTAACAACGTGTGATGGGTTAAATGATATTCTTAGTAAGTTTGATGCGATTATATGTGATGTTAAAGCTAGTGTTGATATTCTTACAGAAGAGATAATAGATATTACAGAAGACATAATGATTATAACAGAAGATATAATCAATATAAATAGTCAATTAGAGATATGTTGTCCTAATTGTAATTTCAGTGGAACTGCTAATCAAATTTTAAATTGTAATTTTACAGGAACAGCTAATCAACTTCCAGACCCAACTACTACAACAACAAGTAGCTCTAGTACAAGTACAACAACAAGTACTACTACCACTGCTGTCCCTACTACTACCACTACTACTAGTAGTTCTAGTTCAACTACAACAACAACTAGCAGTAGTTCAACAAGTACAACAACAAGTTCTAGTACCAGTTCAACTACCACCACCACCACCACTATATTTTGCGATTGTTATGTTTATGAAGTTACTGTAACTGAACAAGACATAAGTGAAAGTGTTACTGGTATAGTTTATGTAGATGTGGATCAGGTTTGTTTTGCTAAGGAACCTTATACGTTTGAATTTAATAAAGATGGAATTGAAACTATTTGTGTAAGTAGAACTAATACATTTATTGAACAATATATTTATATATCTCCTGGATCAACTGAACCTACTTCTTCTCAACCTGTAAAACTTAATGAATGTTGTCTTACACCTATGTTCATATCTACTGAAAGTAATGAAACTTCTTCACCAGTTATTTGTGATTATGCATTAATTACTACATTATATATTAAAACTGTTGGTCTTAATAAATATGCATATATAAATCCTGAAGGAACTATTCCTTTTGATGGACTTAACAGATGGTGGCATATACAAATACTTGGAGATGCTTCAGGATATGTAGAAATTAGATCAGATGGACGAATTGAATATCCAATAAGCTATTGTTAATTAAATAAAATAAAATAATATAATATGACAACATTAATAACATTAAATATACCAGTTGGTGGAGACGCAGGTCCTTTTAATTTATACTCAAATACAGACGGATATACAATACCATTTGCAACAGGTATATCTGCAGCTGCTTTAACAGCTGGTTACACATCAATAGCAGTTCCAAATGGAACAACTATAATTAGAGTGGTATCTACAGGAGTGTGTACAAATTACATTGATATAACAATCAATTTAGTTACAACAACCACCACCACCACATTACCTGTAACTACAACTACAACTAGTTCTAGTTCAACATCAACAACGACTACCACTGCTGTTCCTACTACCACTACTACAAGTAGTTCTAGTACATCAACCAGTACAAGCACATCTACAAGCACATCTACAAGTACTTCTACAAGTACTTCTACAAGTACTTCTACAAGTACTTCTACATCTACATCAACTAGTAGCACTACCACTACAACTACCACTTTTAGTCTATGTATTGAATTCTTTGCAGATGGTGGAATTGGTGGTGGAACAGTAAATTATAATGATTGTCTTGGTAATCCTCAATCATTTACAGTAGCTCCTGAGGAGATCAGCGAGAATTACTGTGGAATATTAGGTTCAATATCAGCAGGTGGTACAACAATAAATATATTAGGTCCTTGTACACCTTAATTTAAAATCAATAATATTATGACAGTATTAATAACATTAACAGTTGCTGGGGCTGATTCAGGCCCCTTCAACCTGTATTCAAATCTAGATGGATTTACAGCAGCTTTTGAATCAGGAGTGAGTAAAGCCTCATTGCTTGCAGGATATCCTTCTGCTTTAGTTCCTGATTATACAACAACCGTTAGAGTGAAATCAAATGGAGTGTGTGTAAACTATGTAGATATCTTATTAGAATCTACTACAACAACTAGTACAACTACAGTTGCTCCTACTACCACTACATCTACAACAGTTAGTCCTACAACAACTAGTACTACTACTGGTATACCTATTTAAAATAAAAAATCTTGTTTTGTTGGTTTTACAAGATTTCTCCTCAAGGTTTTCCTTGGGGAGTTTTTGTTTCTAACTATTTTAATTATAAAGAATTAAGTCTCTAACTAAAATTATTTGGAATATATAAAAACTATTAATTATCTTTACAATATTTTTTTAACTAACATGAGCAAATATGTCTGAAAATCAAAGTTTATTGAACCGATTAGAAGAGTTATTAAGTCAGAAGAAAAGTAAAAAGTTCTATGCTGAGAAACTAGGAATAAGTGAATTTGAGGTCAATGAGCTCATGAAAGAACTTAGAGAAAAAGATAATGAAGATGTAATAAAAACTATTGCAGGAGAACGCAAAGTGAATGTTGAAAAAGGTACAATAGAAAGTACAATAGTTACAGACTTTGAACCTAAAGATGACATTGAACTAGCTAAGCTACATAAGATAAACTTAGATAAGTACGTTATAACAAACTACTGGTCTAAGATGTTACCAAGTGGTAAATTCACTTCCTCAATCTTTTCAAAAAGAAAAGAAGCAAAAGATTACTCTCCTGAAGACTTTGCAAGATTCTTAGAAAACTACAAACCAAATAATGTATCAATCACCAAAGTAGATCGTTTTGTAAATAAAGACTTTGTAGATGTAGAAATCTCTATATCTGATTATCATTTAGCTAAAAGAACAGTGGATGGTGACAACGATATAACTGCAAGAGTTTTAAGATATGTTAGTGTGGCTCAGTCTTTGATTGAGAAAGTGAGTAGTAATTACAATGTAAACAACATTATTCTTCCTATATCCAACGATTATTTTCACACTGATAACTATCAACACCAAACTACAAACGGTACTCCACAAGACACTATAATGGATTATGCAGAAGAGTATGAATTAGGCTTTGCTATTCTTGTAGATACAATTAATATGTTGAGACAACATTGTAACAATGTAACTGTTGTTCTTGTACAAGGAAACCATGATAGAACTAAATCTTTCTACTTAGCACATGCATTAGATATATTTTTCAAAAATGAATCAGATGTAGAGTTTATGAGAGAACATAGTGTAGTTAAAGGAATAACATTAGGTAATACATTTATTGGATGGCACCATGGAAATTGTAAGATAGAAGATCTTCCATTATTGTTTGCAACACATCCAAAATATAGTCACCAGTTTGGTGATGCTGTTTACAGAGAAGTTCATACAGGTGACAAACATCACTATATGGCTAAAGAGGTTAAGGGAGTAAGAATACAACAAATGCCTAGTCTTTCAGGAACTGATAGATGGCACTTAGATAATAACTACGTACATTCAGTGCGTGCAGCTCTTGCTTTAGTCTATGATCTTAATCTAGGTAAGATAGCAGAGTTTGAAACAAGAATATAATTATGGCAACATTAAGAAAATTAGTATCAGATGTTAGAAGTGTCCACAAGATACTTTCTACAGATAGTCTTATTACAGATAGAGCAATTGCTTCTGAAATAAGAAACAATGCTTTGTTACTTATAAAAAGAGAAACCAATCTTAGAAAACTTTGGGCAACTGATACATTGTTCACTACTATTCCTTGTTTAGAAATGATAGAAGTGCCTATCTCTGAATGTTGTAATTATGTAGATGAATGCACTATTGCTAGAACAAAATTTAAACTCCCACGTATATCAGAAGGTAATTACCAATATGTAATACAAGGAGTTTATTCTATTAATGCATTAGGTGGTCAAGGAAAGAAGTTAAAAGAAATTACTATTAATAGATATATCAATCTTTTAAGACTTCCTATAATCAAGAAAGAAGAGTATTATTGGATTACTAATGGATATCTATATGTAAACAATCCAATGATTAAATCAATTAGGTTTGTAGCATTATTTGAAGAAGATGTAGAAAATGAAATCATGTATCCAGAATGTGGATGTGGATCTCCAGAGTATACATTAGATGAGATATGTAAGAATCCATTAGATAAAGAGTTTCCTCTTCCTGGATACTTAGAGCAGCAAACATTACAACTTACATCTCAAAAACTTTTATCTACGTATTTCAATCTTAAAACAGATATGAGTGCAGAAGGAATAGATGGACAAGCACCTAACTCAAAACCAAATAGTTAATGAGAACGAAGATTGATTGGAGAAGCTCTAGTAAAGAAAACTATAATCAGTTTTGTAAAAAACACCCTTCTATAAAACTTACATATGATGAGTGGAGAAATATTCTTTATACATTCAATGAGTTATTTAAAGAATACATTTTAGAAACAGGTGATAAAGCAAAACTACCTTATGGGTTTGGAGAGTTCTCAATCAATAAAAAGAAAAGAAGAAAACTAAAAAATAATATAGATGGTAAAGAGTTTGTAAACCTACCTATTGACTGGCAAAAAACTAAAGAGAAAGGTAAGGTTATATACAACTTCAATTATCACACAGAAGGATATTTCTTTGGTTGGATGTGGTTTAAGTCAACAGCACGATTTAAACATTCTGATCTATGGTATTTCAAACCTTCTAGACTTACATCAAGACTATTGTCACATTACTTAAAAACCAACGACAAGTATCAACACATCTATAAAGAATGGAAAAAATAATGAACTATGTCATACTATTATAAATATAATTTCGTATCACCAGAACCTGTTTATGCCACTGTTAAAGAAGAACTTAAAAGTTATTTCGATACTGGTGCAATAGATGATCTTTTATTTCCTACTTACTTAGACAAAGCTCTAAAGAAGTTAGGAAGAACTACATTTGTAATAAGTGAAGAAGTCTTGTTTGTAGAAGATTTTCAAGCTAGACTTCCTGATAACTTTTATGCTGTAAGAGAAGCTTGGATGTGTACAGAAGTTTCTGGATATCCATATCAATCAGCTAATTCATTTTATTCACAAGCTGCTAGTGCAACCACTATTCAAGTGGCTCCATTAACTATTGGAGGAACTCCTTGTAATAGACCAGGTTGTCAAGATCCTGCATGTAATGGTACATGTATGCCAGAATTAGTACAAGCTGTATACAAAACAAACAACACTGTTGCTAGAGGATTTACTCATCAGTATTTACTTAAGCCTGGTAATATATCTGCAAGACAAAATTGTGGAGTGGAATATACAAACAATTGGGACTTCTATGCTGAAGCTCCTCCTATTCATGAATTCACTCCTGGTGCTGCTAGTTACGATAGTTTTGATATTAGAGACAATAAGTTTGTAACTAATTTTAGAAATGGTGTTGTACATTTATTATTCTATGCTACAGAATATGATGAAATAGGTAATCAAATGATTCCAGACAATTATCGTATTAGAGAATATGTAGAAGCATTCATTAAATTTAAAATGTTTGAAACTCTTACTAATCAAACTAATGATGAAACTTTCAATCAGTTGCAACAAAAAATGATGTATCATAAACAAGCTTATGAAGAATCTTACATCATGGCTGAGATTGAAATGAAAAAACAAACTCCTTGGGAGAAACAAAGAAGAATTAAAAACGATCTTAAAAGATTTAATATGTATGAGCTTCCTAACCGTACTAATAGATATGGTAGAAGACGTAACAATTAATAACCATGGCTGAAGAACAACAACAAGGAAACATTAAGCAGGAGTATAATAATGCCACTGTAGGACTGAACATGGATCAATCTGTTAATCAGATTAAACCAGGTACACTTACATATGCATTGAATGCTGCTGTTGAAAACTTTGATGCTAATTCTGTAAACTACCAGAATGAGCCAGGGAATGAATTATGTATTAATTTCCCTGAAGGATATTCCTTAATTGGAAGTCATCTTATTTCAGAAAAAAACAAAAATATATTCTTCTTAGCTAATTCTTTAACAGGACAAAGTGAAATTGGATATATGGATAATAATGATTGTATCTACCGTAAATTGGTAAATGCTAATTGTTTAAACTTTAATATTGACTATCCTATACACAAAGTTGTTCATAGAATAACAAACTGTTCTACAGAGATTTATTGGACAGATGGATTTAATCCTAGAAGATATATGGACATTGATAATATTCCTTATGTCTTACAGATAGATACTAATCTATGTGATGCTGTTGAAACAAATGAATTAGATTGTAATCAATTAAAAATACAACCTAATTTTTCAATTCCTACATTAAATGTATCAGATGTTGTAAGTGGAGGAGATCTTGTGTCAGGAACTTATCAATTTGCTATACAGTATTCAGATGCTCAAGGAAATGCTTATACATCATATTATTCTGTTACAAATCCAACACCTATTGCTAATCCACAGTTAACTACACCAGATTTTAGTTATCAAGTAGGTAAATCTATAGTGGTTGACATAAATGAATTAGATTTAACTGGACAGTTTAATTATTATAATCTTGCTGTAATTAAAACTGTAAATTCAATTACATCAGCTGAATTGGTTGGAACTTTTTCTATAAAAGAAACTTACGACAGAATTACTTATACAGGACAAAGTGTTATAAATGTAACTGTTTCTATAAATGATATTTTTGAAAGGTTCCCTTACTATGACATTGCACAAGATGTTACAGCTGTACAAGATGTTCTTGTATGGGATCAATTGACATCTATTGATAGAATAAATTATCAATCTATTGCTAGTAGAATATCATTAAATTGGGAAACATATAAAATACCTGCAAGTGAAGACTATTCAAATGAATTAAATGCAACAAACTTGCGTGGGTATTTGCGTGATGAAGTGTATGCATTTGAAATAGCATTCTTATTAAAGAATGGAAAACAAACAGATGGTTTTCACATTCCTGGCAGATTAAAAAATTATAACGAAGCTTTTCCAGATGTTCCAAATACAAATTCAGATTTTATTGGAGAACCTGATTACATTGATCCATTAACTGACATTGGATATTCTCCTTATTGGAAAATTTATAATACAGCTTCTGTTACAGGAACTGCTACTGGATCACCTATTGGAAATGCTACTCCATATCAGTATGGAGAATTTGCTTATTGGGAATCTGATTTAGAATATCCATGTAATGATTTATTATGGGGAGATCTTGCAGGACAAAAAATTAGACATCATAAATTTCCAGATGTTCTTGTAAGTCCTATATATGAAAATCCTGTATATACATTAGGTCCTGGATTTGAACCTGTAATGCAGAATAATGCTGTTTTTCCAATTGGTGTAAATATTAATGTTGCAGAAGTTAATTCATTAATTCAAACATCTAATCTTACACAAGAACAGAAAACAGAGATTGTTGGATTCAAGATATTTAGAGGAGATAGGTCTACAAATAGATCCATTGTAGCTAAAGGGATGTTAAGAAACATTGGAGAGTATAAAAGAAATGAACAAACTCTTTATTATCCAAACTATCCATACAATGATCTTAATGAAGATCCTTTCTTACTAACGTCAAACAATGCATATACAGTTTTAGGACAAACAGAGGTGTGGTTTGTTGAATGTAGAACAACAGGAAAATATGCTTACACAGATCCAGATACAGCAAGATACATTATAAAGGATATGCAAGCAGGAAAGAA